CTTCTCCGTAGCTTTGTTCTTTGTACTTGGCTTTATAAGCCGCATAAAACGCTACAGGAGTGGTGTAGGGGTCATTGATAGGGTCAGTTGCATTAGGTAAGCTAAGACTTAATGCAGTGGGTAAAACAACCGTATCTAGGTCTATGACATAAGACTGGTCAGGCACTGGTGCTATGTATATCTGAGATTGACCGTAAATGCTAAAGCAAATAGGTCTTCCTACATAGTTTTGCCAATATCTGAGCTGGGCGTTAAAGTTTGTAAATGGTAAATACCGCAGTGGAATACGGCTATTTCCCCAATACAGGTTAATGTTAATAACGTCTAGCGTTTGATTGCCAGACGGTAAAGCGGAAAAAGGAATAATCTCAGCAGGTGCAGAGTATTGCAGGGTAGCAGTACCATCCGTAAAAGATGTAGAAGGAGGATACGCAGAACCAGAAGCAGGGTATGGAGGAGCGGTGCTACCTAGAACTCCACCGGTAACCACTTTATAAATAAAGATGTTAGAAAAAACATAACTGTTAGTTGTAACAGTAGCTCCTTCAGCCCAAGCTGTTGCTGCCGTGCCGTCAGCAGCTAAAGGAACATAAGATGTTTGATAAACCCTATTGCAACCCGTGTCTCTAACGACCCTCTCACGAGCGTCATTAATGTAGTCAGTTAGCTCTGTTTGCGACCAAAAAACATAGTTCGCATCGTGTAAGAGCCTCTGAACTTCCGTGAGGTAGGAGTTGAGAGTTGCCATCTAATGTCCATATTAGGCTGCCCTAGCGATGACCTTTCCCCCAGCGTGTTTCTCAACACGCAGAGGTACTACGCCAACAGCCGAGGGTAACGAGCTGTTTTTTACAGGTGGTGACTCCGTAATTTCGTACAGAGCCAACCTCTTTGTTGCTTGTTCAAGTTCACTATGAAAACGTATCAGACCTAGCGAAATCAGATACTTTTCTTTGTCATCGTCCATGTAACCAAATATATGTTTAGCAAGTTTGACAGATACTTCTATCGTCTTGTTGACAGGAAACACATAGTCGGCATAGCAATAGTCAATGACTAAATCTTTGCCGCTTTTGTTGGTTACATAGACAACTTCACTCATAGTATTACAACGTCACCATATACCGCTATGTCAACTGAGTTGTTTGCGGCTGCTCCCGTATTAATACATACAAACAACGAACCAGAGAAGATTGTTGTGGCGGTATTAGCCGTCAGATTCAAATCTTGATATTTGGTTGCGCCTGTAATGTTACTTAGAACAACAGCGTTAGACACTGCATTTGCAACAACACCATCATTGCTGGCAATGATAGTGACGTTAGCAAGAGCAACACTTCCGTTGGCATTGTTAACAGTAATACGTCTAACAATGTAACTAGTACCGATAGTTGGTATTGTCGCAATAGCATTACCAGTGCTTCCCAAACCTATGGGAACAGAAGTAGAACCAATGAGATAATTACCAAAATTATCTGGATACCGTGAGCCTACAGCGTTTGAGTTAGCCATGCTGACTCCTTACGTTGTATATGAGCTGTTTGCTGACACACCACCATTGATGGTGAGCAAGGTTACAACTCCGTTACCAGCGATTGCAGATGCTGCTTTTACATTTACACCGTCAGAAATCAACATGCCACCAGTGTTGTTGGCAAGAAGAACTGAAAAAGATGCGCCTGTGTTAGCAGTCACTACTACGTTAGCAGCGGGAAACATCAAGTATGTACCGGCAGGAATTAATGCTCCAGCATTTGTAGCTGTAACAGTTACATTCGAGAAGTACGCACCTGCTGCGTTGGTCGTTTGACCAGCAAGGATGATTTTGTTTAAACCTAATGCCATTTTTGTGACTCCTTATAGTGAGAGGTAGTTGTAACCCGTCACCTTGGTCATGGCTTTAGGTTTGACGTTCACCAATTCGGCAATCATCAATACCGCACCAACATAACCAATTTGCCAGTTCGGGAGTGTGGACTCAAATCCTGTAAACACAAACGAACCCTGCTCATGGATGTAGAGCGAGAGATAGTTGGTGTTCAGGAAGTACACAGTACCTTCTGGGCAATATGGGTCAGGATAAATTGGAACACCAGCAACCATCAAAGCACGGAAAGCTGCTTGAGGACCGTTGTTGTCACCGTCAAATCCAGAACCGGGGGTGATGACGTATTGCTCTTGACCTACAAAGTCTTGAGCTAAAAGAGTCCATGTACCAAAACCGCAAATACCAAAACTAGGCATTTCTGCACCAGCTTTTACAGTACCTGAAATGTACTGAAGGATATTTTGACGAGTTGGGTTCACAGAGCCAGCAGCATACTGAGTGGATTTCCACCATGTGTATGTTGCACGGTCAATGTTGCCGTATGTGCCTGAGTTGGCAACGGCAGCAGGAAGACCGATAAACTGTTGTGTATCTGTTGTATTGTTATACAAAGATGTTGCCATAGCGTCCATCATCACGTTGGTTGCATCGTTCATACGAGCTTCAATCAACGGGATAATTGCTGCGTCTTGCTGAACTGCGCCTTCCATACCGAGGAACGGCACGGGAGAAATCATCAGTTTCAGGTCAAACTCAGCGTTGTAAGCACCTTGCTGGACTGAAGGTTGGGCAAAAGAGCCACTGTAATCAGACCATTGAGCATTTACAAACTGTGCACCTTGGACGGGTACGGTTACGGAAGAAACACCACCAGAGGCTTGCTGACTGTTTGCAATCAATGCTGCCATCAGCGGTGTCGAGTTGTAAAGTTGTACGACCAACTTTGGAATGAAAGCCCTTCTCGTGACATAGGTTAGTTCGTTAAATTGCGAACTGCCTGTTGCCGGAAGGATGCCACCACCTATTGCCATAATAGCTCCTTGTTACATTTTGCCACGAGAACATTCATTCGAATGATTCCCACCAATACCCTCTTCACAAGCCAATAGGTCTTACGGGTTTACGTAAGTCACTAAGTGCTCTTGCAGCTTCTTCACGAGCAGCACCCACTGGATTCTTCCAATACTTGTTCAGGTCAAATTGTTTGACGGCTGAAGGGTTGTATCCTGAAGAAGTCGGTACGGCTGCTTGTTTCATCCACTGGTGATACTCTGCTGCTGTCTCGTGGTTTGTGATGCCACGCTCCAGCATGATTTTCTCTACGTCACCAACCTCAGACTCGTTAGCAATCAATCCTTTTTTCATCAAAGACTTCCTGCGGTTTTGCAATTCTTCCATTGCATCACGCTCACGCAGTTTTGCTTCTAACGCCTGTACACGCTCTTCAGACTTATTAACAGCCCGATTTGTATAGTCTTCAATATCCAACTCAGGAATAGGCAGGTCAGGTTTGACCCGCTTAGTCATGCGAAGAAAGTCTTTGCGTGTCTCAGGATTCTCCGCAAGAGTTTGAGCAAGTGCTGCTAACTCATCACGGGCTTCTAAGGAAATGTTTTCTAATGACATCGTGTTACCCTCTTAATGTTTTATATAACTTTTTTGCCGTCAGCAGGTTTGACAACAGCCATGCCCATTTTGCCAATTTTGGCAGGAGCACTCAATCCACCGAACTGTGCAAAACGGGGAGTGTTTGTGATAACGCCATTCTGTTGGTTGTTATCGGTAGGTCTACGGGGTGCGGCTGCGCCACGGGGTTTAAATAAATCCATGATGTTTCCTTACATAGGGGGAGGTGTTGGTGCACCACCTGCGGGTGGCATACCGGGGACGGGCGCACTTGCCATTGCTCTGCCTTCAGGCGTTGCGCCACCAGCTTGAGGGAGAGCTTGCATCATCTGAAGAATTTCAGTTTGTTGCAGTTCATTTGTTTTACCTTTGCGTGGTCCAATCAATCCGCTGAGTTGTCTAATTGCTCCAAGAGCTTTTTGACCTTCAATAGATTCAGAGCCAAGCGCAGGTAAAGATTGTTCTAACAAGTCCATAGCCATGCCAATGTTAATTAGCGCAGCTTCCTTAGAACCCATCTTAGGTTCAGGTGTGGACATGGGGGAAGCCATAGGAGGTGTTTGAGCATCAGACATAGCCTCTGACGAGGGTGCTTCTGGCATAGGAGATTGTGCGCCAGCAGACCTGCTACCACGCATTAACTCCATCAACTTATCTTGCGGAACACTCATAATTAACTCCTGATGCCTGTTTGTAACCACTTACAAACATTTTGTCAATAGGTGGCAGTTATTTTTCATCCAACTGCCAATGATGGGTTGCTCTAGGCAATCAAGGTTTTACCCTTGATTACTTGCGAGACTTACGTCCTTTGCGTGCTTTACGTGCCATGTTAATGACTCCTAAAAGAGCGGTCACCTACTTCAGAGGGGAGGCAGCCACACCCTTCTTCTCCTCACGGAAAACTTATCTCCGATGCTTGCGACCACGTTTCATTGCTTTGTACATCATGTACTCCTGAGTTGGTTACTGGCGAGCATAATCTCTTTGACTACGCCCACCCGTGTTTTTAACTCCAGTTTGACGATATGTCAAGTTAGGAGTTGATTCATTTCTTTTTAATGAACCTGTGTCTACTCTTGGTTGGTCAGCTTTTGGCTGAGTCATACTTCTAGTACCCGGTGCTGTTGCCATTATCCCACCTGCTTTAAGTCTGGTTTACCCTCTGCCTTGGGAGGCTTTTGCTGTTGTTGCTGTGCAGCTTGTGCCTGACCCTTTTCTTCCATCTTCTTGAGACGGTCTTTAAGTAATTGTTTCATAGGTGGTTCTATCAAGTCAAGCAAAGACTCTTTGTCAATGACTTGAGCTTTGAATAAATTAAACGCAAGCTGGCGCATGTCTTCCATAAAGATGGGAGAGTTGGAGTGAGCGTCTACTTTCACCACGAAATCTTTTGTAAATTGTTCTGCAATAAAGGGGCGACCCTCCATATCTTTAAAGTGCGTATTGTCATAAACTTGCATACACTTTAGATAGAGGGTCGCAACCTTCTCAAGACTGTCTTCAATTACCAATGCTCTTTTCTTGGCACGGCTAGAACCCAGTCTTGCTAACTGGCTTGCATGACCAGAGGAGCGAACACCCGCCTCACCTCTACCTTGCAAGACGCTGACAATGCCTGAAGCCTCTTCAAACATTAAATCAATTTCACCCACCTCTTTAAATAAATCAGGAGGCATAGTAGGTGCTAACTTCTCTACCTTTGCATTAGGCATGTCGGTTGCTAGTAAACCGCCAGAGCGATTAAGCGCAAAATTCTTTTCGTCAAGAATACCTGTAAAACCTATTAACGCTGTAGGTGGACTTACTTGTTTGGCAAGAAGGTCTAGTATTTCTGTAAGCCTTTTATTTCTCATCTGTTGCAAGAA